GAGGCCCCCTACTTCCGCTCCGCGGTGGCCCGCGCTGAAACCCGGGAGACCGGGGATGGGATGCGCGGCTGGTCACGGAAGAACACCGCGTCGAACATCACCGCCCTGACTTCCGCTACGCTGGCGCACTGGGCGTACAACCGGCTACGTCGCGGGTACAACCCGCTCAAGAGCATCGGCTAGGAGATAAAATGCCTGTATTGAAGTCACTGGACGGTGCGACAGGCGACGGTTCGGCTCTGGACGTAGGTCCGGGGCTGGCGGATGAATTCTGCATGGTCATCCAGCGTCTCGACAGCTCGGGGGCGGCAACCGCATACCTGGAAGGTTCGCTGGACGGCAGCACCTGGACGGCGATGCTGGTGGAGCCGGGTTCGACCTTGACTCCCAACGGGAACTCTGGTGCGCAGTGTGAGCTGAGCCTGGGGAGTAGCGGTACGCAGGTATATAACCTCGCGTCACGCGGCGTCCTGTTCAGGTACGTACGCGCAACCATCACAGGTGGCATTAACGCCGATGCCTGGGTAGCAGCCAAACCTGCTGGTCTCGCAGTTACACCGCCGCTGACCTGATGCGCATCCCCGAGGGGATGGGGCTGGACCGTGCCTATGCAGACGAACAGGCTATTCGGGATGCGCACTGGCATCCCGGTTCCGGTGAGATAGTCCTCGACATCGGGGCCGCGATCGGCAGCTACACCATCCCGGCTTTGCTGAACGGGGCACTGGTCATCGCCGTCGACCCCGACAGGAAGGCGACGGGCAAACTCGCCCGCGTAGCGGAGTTCAACGGCGTATCGAAATTCTCCATCTGCACAGCCGCGCTGTGGGAAGACAACTTCGGCTACCCGACGGAGATGCGCGAAGCGCTGGAAGACTCCGATTTCTCCTACCTGATCCCGCCAGCGTCAGCAAAATGGCTCACCCTCGACCAGGTGGTCGCGATATACAAGCTGGACAGACTGGACTGGCTGAAGATGGACGTCGAGGGCGCAGAACTCGGGGTCCTGCGGGGTGGCGTGGAGACACTCACCAGGTTCCATCCCAGGCTAATCATCGAGGACCACACCGAGGTGTACCCGTTCGTGGCCGCCATGGACAGCAGGCGACTCTGCCGGGAACTACTGAAACGGCTCGGCTACCAGGTGAAGGAAATATCCTGGGGGCCGCCTCCCCGTACTTACCTGGTAACGTCGTGACCGCGCACAACCCGCTGCGCAGCATCGGGTAAAAAGCCAGTCCCGGGGGGGAGCTGCCGTGCCCGACTCCTCCGTCCTGACCCAGGTCATCAGCTCCGCCGGGGCTGGCACCGCGCTCATCGTCGTCCTGATCCTCACCGGCATCCTCACCACCCGCCAGTACACCGACCGGGTCGAAGCGGAAGGTAAACGCTGGAAAGAGGCTTACGAAGCTGAACGGCAACTTTCCGTAGCTAAGGACCAAGCGGTCGGCGCGGCTGTCACCCGCGCCGATTCCGCCATCGAGGTCGCGGCGCTCACTAAGGAACTTCTGGAAGACCTCAGACGGAGGACAACCGGTGAGATTCGGGAAAAGACGCCGCCCTAAAGACGTGAAAGCATCCGCTGACGAAGCGGTCGATGCCCGCGAGTCAGCCGCGGCGCGCCTCTCCGAGACCAGGGACCTGATCGCCGCCCAAGCCGAGCGGGCCCGGCAAGAGCGCGCAACCATCATCGCGGCGGTCCGGAAAATGCGTGAACAGGATAACCTGACCGGACTGATCCTGGACGAGGTGGAACGGGGGACGCGCGGTGAACCAGGCTCAGATTGCGACCGACCTCACCAATGACGCGATCTTCTACGGCCTCGCAGCGTCCCTGACATTCCTGACAGTCGTAGCGGTACTGAACCCCATGCTGTGGAAAACGTCGATCGGGCGCAGCCTGATCCTGCTGGACGTGGGACTAGTGGCGCTGTACCTGCCCTCGGTGCTGCACCGGTTCTTCGGACTCCACATCGGCATGGTCGGGTTCGCCTGGTATTACCTGGTCACTTTGCTAGTCGTGGGTTCGGCGGTGTGGTGGCGGACCATCATCATGATCAAGGTTCAGCTGCGGCGAAGACAAAACGGAGAGTGATGGCAGTAGTCACCGCGTGGAACACTCAGCGGGCCCGGATCCCGTGGCAGCCCGCCTCGGAGGAGCATCCTCGGCCGCTGGGACGGAACGTCTACCACGACTCCCGTAACCGCGCCTATCCGTGGCGCACGCCGATGCGGACGTACGCCGGGCTGACCTCACAGCTGTGGACCCGGCACATCCCCATCCTGGACCAGGGCAACGCGGGGTCCTGCACGGGGAACGAACAGGTAGGTGCGGTAGGCACCGGCCCGCTGTACACGGCGCTGCCTTCCAGTCACCCGACGCTGGACGAGGCGCTGGCAGTGAAAATCTACAGTGGGGCTGAGACCATCGACGGGGATGGTCCCTACCCTCCCAACGACAACGGCTCGTCGGGTCCGTCAGCCGCGCAGGTCGCGAAAAACCTGGGGCTCATCTCCGGGTACCTCCACTGCTTCTCCCTGAACGACGTGCTGGACGCCCTGGAAGACGGCCCCGTAGGTATCGGCAGCAACTGGTACGACTCGATGGACCAACCCGACCGGTCCGGCCTTGTCAGCATCAGCCCCGGCGCTGCCGTACGCGGCGGCCACGAATACCTGTGCCGCGGCAAAGACACCGAGAAGAAACTGGTGTACCTGGATAACTCCTGGGGTGAGGGGTGGGGTACGGGCGGTTCGTTCACCTATAGCTACGCGACCCTGGAACGTCTTCTCGCCGAGCAGGGCGACGCCACGGTTTCACTGCCGCTGACCGTCCCCGTGCCGCCCCCGGTACCGCCCCCGGTCGACCCGGATCACGTGTTCGCGCAAGTGCTGCACCCGTGGGTATTGTTGCATCACATCGGCGGCAACGGTCACATTTCGCGGGAAGCCGCAGTGTGGCTGAAAGCCAAGGGATTGTAGGAGGAGCATGGCAACCGCAACCAGGCCGCTGCAAAGCGTTCCGGTCGAGAAGATCGCTGAGCACGCCGACCAGGTGCGGCCCGGGGTGATCATCCTCGCGGTGATCACCGCGTTCTTCTTCGGTATCGGCTGGACGGTCGGTGCTACGTGGCGCGGGGTCGTGTTCTGCTGCCTCGCCGTCCGGTACGGATACAGGCAGGGCGCGCACGTCTCCGTCGCACCCGCACCCCCACGCGAAACTTAACCTGACACGGGCTAGGTTTTCCCCTTGGGGCGTTTCCTGGGGCGTTTCTTCGCCCCCCACTTCAGCGGAGCGGTATGCGGGGGCAGGTCGCGAGTGTTCAGCCGCATCGCCTGAAGGTTCGTGTGCTTCTCTTTGCACCAGCAGCCACTGCCTGCCTTGTGCTGTATCGCCGCCATGACCTGACCTTAACAGGTGGGAGAGCGCGCCGAGCTGACTACTCGCGCTCCTGCCCCGGGTCGCTACTGGCCAGCTCACTTACGGGGCGGCGGTGACTAGTACGTCCCACCCGCTTCGTGCCCCCTCCGCGTGTGACGGCGGACCGCGCCCGTTCCAGCATCCGCCGCGAGACGGACCGGATACGCGCGTACCTATACAGGCGGGGGCCTGAAGCCGAGCCACTTTCAGGAGAAGCGGTGGCCCGGCACGGAAAACTTTAGCGCACGGAAGGGAGGCTGGCAATGGGTCTGGTAGACCGGGTTCAGGCCAGCCGCTCTGAGCAGCGCGTTATCGGCGGAGTCCCGTGGCGGCCCTGGGACTCGCCGTTCATGAACTTCGGGTCCGGTGGCCCCATCCACCCGTCCCGCGCGGTGTACGGCACCGATGAGGCGCTCCGCCTGACCCCCCTGTACGCGTGCGTCAGGCTGATCGCGGAGTACATCGCTTCGCTGCCGCTGAACGTGTACATCAAACCTCCTGGCGGCGCGCAGAAAAAGTGGGAGGGCCCGTCGATTTTCGACGACCCCGCCCCGGATACCAGCACGATGGACTGGGTGTACGAATGTCTCACGTCGTTGTTGCTGCACGGTAACGCGTGGGGGTACATTCTTAGCCGGGACGGGTACGGGTACCCGCAGCAGATCCAGTGGATGCCCCCGGAGATGATCACGGTTGTCGATGACGAGTCGCAGCCGTACAACCCGCTCCGCAGCCGCGTGTATTTCTACGGCAGGCTGATGCAGCGGGAAGAGTACTTCCACATCAAGGCGTTCAGCCTCCCGGGTCGCACTGAGGGGATCAGCCCGCTGCGCGCGTTCGCCCTGACGATCCTGAACGGCCTGGAAGTCACCCGGTACGGCACCGACTGGTTCAAGGCCGGCGGGTTCCCCCCCGGGACGTTTAAGAATAACGAGATCGAGATTGACACGTCGCAGGCCGCTGAGATCCGGTCGCTGCTGAACCAGTCGATCCGGAACCGCACCCCCTTGGTGTATGGCAGGGACTGGGATTATAACCCGATTTCCGTTCCCCCGTCTGAGGCGCAGTTCATCGAGACGATGCAGATGAACGCTACTCAGCTCGCCGCGGTGTACGGGCTCCCCCCGGACAGGGTGGGCGGTAAGAGGGGTGACTCTCTTACCTATAGCACGGTGCAGCAGGGTGCTTTGCAGATCATTGAGGCGCTCCGCCCGTGGATGGTCCGGCTGGAAACCGCGTTCTCCAAGATACTGCCGGAGCGGCGGAAGGCAAGTTTCGCCACCGACGCGCTGCTGAAAGCTGACCTGGCTGAACGCGCGAACATTTACAAGGTGTGGCGGGAGATCGGGTACAAGTCGATCGACGAGATGCGCAGCACCGAGGACCTGGAGCCGTTGCCGAACAACGTCGGGACGGATAACATCCCGCTGGAAGCGGTCGTGGCGATGTCCCGGTCGACCCGGGCGATCCCGAATACGTTGCTCCCGCAGGTCACCCTGGAACAGCGGCTGCTGTACGAGTACCTCCAGTCTCTCGCGGTGAACCAGGAGCCGTCTGGTTTGCCGCCGGGTGCGGGTGCTGCTACTGGCCCGGGTGCGGGCGACGCCCCGCCAGCAGTCAACATCCCCGGCGGTCTCGGTGCCAACCTGAACCCGGCGACGGCCGGCGGGCCGGGTGGTGCGGCCGGGAACGGTGCGGCGGGTACGGGCGGCGGGTTCAAACCACCGAACGTGCTCCAGCAGATCGTGAAGGACATGCTGTCCGTGCGCAGCGACGGGAGCATCGACCCGCACGTACTCGCGCAGATTGTCGCAGCGGTCCGCGCCGCGGAACGTAACGACGAGATGGGCCCCGAGTTCGTAGGGCCGTGGATTCCGCCCCGCCCCAACGGGCACAACGGGCATCACTGAGGAGACCGAATGCCGCCTGCGAAGAAAGTACCGGCCAAGGGTAAAAAGCCTGCGCCGAACACGAAGGCTCCGGCTGGTTCGTATGCGCTACCCGGCGGTGGCCCTGGTGGTGCTGACGCCTATCCGCTGAACACGAAAGCCCGGGCCGCTAACGCCTTGTCCCGGGTGGCGGCGAACGGTACCCCGGCGGAGAAGGCGAAGGTACGCGCTGCGGTGAAACGTACACACCCTGAGCTGCCTTCCTCGCAGGGTAAGGGTGGCTCTACTGCCGCTAAGGCAGCTAAGCCTGCCGCATCGAAAACTACGAAGAGTAAAGCCCGGCCCGCCAGGAAACCCTGACCGGCGCAGTACAAAGAGAAGGACAGGAGTCATGGCTGAGCTGGACACCCACAACCTGATTGACAGTCAGTTCGCGTGGATTGAGCCTGGTGGCATGCGCGACCCGGGCGGCAGGACTACGCCGCGGGATAAGCGTCACCTCCCGATGCACGACGCTGCCGCGGTGCGGTTGTCACTGTCGCAGGCCCCGAACGACCCGTTCGGTAAGCTGGCGATGCCCGCGCTGATTAACGCGGCCCGGAAGTTCGGCGTGAATGTCACGGCGGCGCAGCGGTCGTTCGGGGGGATGGAACCGGATTCCGGTAGTTTCCCTGAGCGCCGGTTTATCCGGTTCCCGCTGGAAACCCGTGAGGACGCCAACACGAAGGCGCAGCACATCTGGGGCTACGCGGCGTGTTTCGATAAGCTGTCCCGGAAGCTGGGCGGGTTCGTGGAGCAGGTCAACCGGAACGCTTTCGACGAGTCCAAGCAGGACGGATGGCCGGATGTGGTGTGCCGGTATAACCACAATGACGACGCGCTTCTGGGTACGACTTACGCGCGGACGCTGAACCTGGGTATCGACGAAACCGGCTTGATGTACGACGTGGAACCCCCGAAGTCCCGGCGTGACGTGCTGGAGTACGTGCAGCGTGGTGACATCCGCCATTCCAGTTTCGCGTTCAGGGTTTTCCCCGGCGGTGATGAGTGGGGTGTTTCGGAGCAGTTCGGGTACCCGATGCGGACGTTGCACGCGGTGCAGCTCATCGACGTCGCGCCTGTCCTGGACCCTGCCTATCCGGATGCTACAGCGGCGGCCCGGTCGATTGACGGCGCGGTCCGTTCGCTGGCTTCGTGGGCGCAGGCCGAACCGTCCGAGGTTCGTGAGCGGCTGGTGGAAAACCGGGCGATGGAATTCTTCAAGCGGACCGACAATGCGGGCCCGCGTCAGGAGAAGAAAGCCAAGGAGCGGAAGAAGACCCTCACGGGGGCGCTCGCGATGCTGGACCTGCTGGACAACCAGAGCGACCCGTACGCTGACACTGACTGAGATGCGCGGCTGGCGGTGCCCGAACTGCGGGCACCTTCAGTGTTACCCGCCAGCGGGCAGGTGCCCGATGTGCGGCAGGACGTGAGAAACCGCAGGGCTGTGACTACCGGGTTCCTGCGGGCCGGGCGCGGATAATAAGACGCCAGGCTAGACCGGTGCACAACTGAATATCGTTACCTCGGCCGTAGCCACCCTCCTCGGGTGCGGACGGAGCAGGTTCTAACAGATCTGTCCGTACAAGGGAAGGGCCAGGAAATGGCTAGTGAGACCGCTAAGCGGCTCCGTGACAGGCGTCTAGGCGTCTGGAACGACGCGAAGAAGATCGCTGAGGACGCCGCCGGGGAAAACCGTAGTTTCACCCCGGAGGAGCAGGGTCGCTGGGACGCGATGCAGGACGAGATGCGCACGCTGGACGAGCGTATCGGTGCCGTGCTGGACACGGAGAAGCGCGCCAAGCAGGCCGACGACGCGTTCAACGACCTGGAGGGTCGTCCGCGTCAGGGTGAGGGTGCCCCGACTGCACAGCGGAACATGGACACGGAGATCCGCAAGTGGGCCAGGGGCGAGGATGGCGCTGGCCGGGCAATGGAAATCCGGCGTCAGGCTTCCGGTCCGATTAACTACCGTACCCTGCTGACCACGGGTACGCCGTCGACGATCGTGCCGACGGACTTCTACGACCAGCTGATAGCTCACCTTATCGAGGTGAGCGGTTTGATGCAGTGCGGGCCTACCGTCCTGAACACGGGCGGTGGCGAGACGCTCCAGGTGCCGAAGACGACCGGTCACTCGACTGGTACGTCAGCGGCTCAGGGCGGTGCGATTTCCGCTTCTGACCCGGCGTTCTCCATGCAGACGCTGAACGCGGTGAAGTTCGGTGTCCTCATTCAGGTCGCCCGGGAGCTTATCGACGACACCGCGGTGGACCTTCTGGGGTACCTCGCGATGCAGGCCGGCCGGGCCCTGGGGAACGCTTTCGGTTCCGCTCTGATCAACCAGACGAACAACATTTCCGGCGGTCTTATCGCCGGTGCGACGACTGGTGTTACGGGCGCTACGACCGGTGTTTCCGGTGCTCCTTCGTACGCGAACCTCGTGGACTTGGAGTACTCGGTTATCGCCCCGTACAGGCAGTCCCGCTCCTGCTATTGGTTGGCGGCTGACAAGACCATCGGCGGGTTCAGGAAGATCACGGACACGGTGGGCCGCCCGATCTGGGAGCCTTCCGCTGTTCTGGGTTCCCCTGACCTTCTGCTGGGTAAGCCGCTGGTCGCTGACCCGTTCATGCCGGCGCAGGCGCTGTCCGCGAAGTGCATCGCTTTCGGTGACTTCTCGCAGTATTTCGTGCGGCTGGTCGGAGGGGTCCGTTTCGAGCGGTCCGACGACTTCGCTTTCGGCACCGACCTTGTGACGTTCAGGGCCATCCTGCGTGGTGACGGAACGCTGGTCGACCGTACCGGGGCTATTTCCCTGTACGTGGGCGCGGCGTCCTGATCCTGGTTCTCGAACGCGGAGGTGCCTGGTGATTATCCAGATGCTCAGCAACATGACCAGCGGCCGGCATGACGGTCGGCTCTGGCCTGCCCCGTGGACTGATTTCGAGGTCCCCGACTGGGAAGGCGAGGACCTCGTTTTCGGCGGGAACGCCATCAAGGTTTCAGATTCCGCGGAGGAAACCGTGGAGGAGCAGGCTCCTTTGGAGGAGCTGAAGTCCGCTGCGGTTGAGTACGCGGAATCCGAAACGGAAACAACCGCGGATCCCGAGCCTGAAGCTGAGGCTGACCCTCTCGCTGACCCTGTGAAGGTGGAAGGTGGCCCGCCCCGCCCGGCCGCGTCGAAGCAGGAATGGATCGAC